CGCCGTGATGGTGATATGGAAGACCCTCGTGGCGGGGTACGTCACGTTATACCAGAGAAAGGAAACTACCATGCGTAGTATGATGATTGAGGCAGCACGGAAGCATGCCGAAGGCGCACTTGCATTGCATAGAGCAAACATTGAAGTGTACTTAACTAACCCAGCCGGTATTGGCGAACACAGTGATGTGATGGAAGCTGTTCAAGCAGAGCTTGATAAAATGGCTGAAGCAGATGATCGTTTAGAAATGTTATCTAAATATTTTGCTTGACATTTACCTAAATAGGTAGTATAATAAAACAATATAAGACATCCACGTCTTTAACTCGGAGTATTAAATGAATAAAGCAGAAGAAATAAAAGCTCGCCTAGTACAAGCAGACATGCGTTACTGGGCGGGTGACAACATCAGTGCAGTGTTGCACGAAGGCGATAAAGAACAACTTATAGACGAAGCAACTGATGCATTTGAAGATGTATTAGATGCACTAGTAATTGATCGATTTAACGATCCTAATAGTAAAGGCACTGCAAGGCGCCTAGCTAAAATGTACTACAATGAAATTATGGCAGGACGGTATGATGCGGCACCTAGTGCAACAGCATTTCCTAATGATAGCGCCGAACGCTATGACGGTATGCTAGTAGTACGCAGTGAACTAAAAAGTATGTGTTCACATCATCATCAGCCTGTATCAGGTATTGCATATATTGGTATTATTGCTAGTGATAAACTTATCGGACTTAGTAAGTATACACGTATTGCACAATGGTGTGCTAGACGCGGCACATTGCAAGAAGAACTTGCAAATGATATTGCAAGAGAAATACAAGCAGCAACTGATGCAGAACACTTAGGTGTGTACATTCAAGCAACACACGGCTGTTGTGAGAATCGTGGCATTATGGCACACAGTAGTTTAACACAAACAACTGTACTACGTGGATCTTTTAAAGATGATGCAGGAACTAAAAAAGAGTTCTTTGACAACATTAAACTGCAACAGGAGTTTGCACGATGAATGATTTACCAGATCTAATCGCAGTAGGCGTTGCTAAAACATTTATTATTGTAGTCTTTGTGATGGGAATGATTAGTCTTGTACAGGAGATGATTCTATGATGTATTATGAAATTACATTAATTGTACATATCCTTGCTGTTATATCTTGGATGGCTGGTTTATTTTATCTACCACGAGTAATGGTATATCATGCAGAACAATCAAAGCCAGGTGATAAACTAGACAGTGTTTTTCAGTTAATGGAAGTTAAACTAATAAGAGTTATTATGATGCCTGCTATGTTTGCTACATTGTTTTCAGGCATGGTATTAATTAGCTTTGGGTTTATTGATTGGACATCAGCTTGGATTTATGTAAAACTAGTAAGCGTCTTCTTTATGTTTGGGTTTCATGGTTGGTTAAGTAAACAGCGTAAAAACTTTATAGACGGCAACAATAAACTAACAGGCAAGCAATTACGTATTGCAAACGAAGTACCAACTATTTTGTTGATTATTATCGTAGCTTCTGTTATAATTAAGTTTTAAGGAGACTATAATGAAACTAAGATACTCAGAAGCATTTTATAGCGTACAAGGTGAAGGTAAGTTTGTAGGAGTACCTAGTGTGTTCTTGCGTACCTTCGGTTGTAACTTTCGATGCATGAACTTTGGACTTGGTAAGGATGAACCAAGTCGTGCTGAGAAGCATGAAGCAGGGCAACGATACAATCAAGAAGTATTAGACTTACTAGACAGTGGCATTATTGCAAAGACTGAAAAGTTTACAGACTTGCCTATCATTCATACAGGGTGTGACACTTATGCAAGTATCTATCCTGAGTTTAAAGACTTTAACAAACTTGCAGAAGTTGAAGAAGTAGTTGAACACTTATTGTCGCTTACTCCAGAAGGTAAGTGGACAATGGATAACGGTCAAGATATCCATTTAATTATGACAGGTGGTGAACCGTTGTTAGCGTGGCAACGGCTTTATGTAGAGCTGTTTGAACATCCGCGCATGAAGGATTTAAAAAATGTCACATTTGAAACAAACACTACACAAGTATTACACAACGACTTATACAACTATCTCAACGATAGTAACAGGATTACTGTCACGTGGAGTTGTTCGCCTAAGCTATCCGTTAGCGGAGAATCTTGGATGGATGCTATTAAGCCTGATGTCGCTCTTAACTATTCCACTGTTGATGGCAGCGATCTTTATCTCAAATTTGTTGTTGCTGATCGTTCAGATATTGATGAAGCTGGGCGGGCTGTGCAAGCATATCGTGATGTCGGCGTTGAGTGTCCAGTATATTGTATGCCGCTTGGGGGACGCTCGGAAGAGTATGTCCTTAATGTTAAAGAAGTTGCTGAAGTATGTATGGAAAAAGGGTGGCGATTTACCCCTAGACTACACATCAGCTTATTCGGAAATGCCTGGGGCACCTAGGGAACCTAAGTACATTAATAACGTACATAAGACAGCAATGACTGCACCAATTGACAAAGAAAATTTAGACGATAAACTAAGAAGGAAAGGACTAATATGAAATGGTTTGATAAACTAATAGGTAAGAAAGAAGAGCCTGTAACAGATGATACTGTTACATCAACTTCTGAAGATGAACGTAGGGCAATACTTGAAAAGGAAAAGCAAGAAGCTACTAAGAAAGGTGAAGCATGGGTTGCTGTATTAGATACGCAAATTAATCCTGATGACATTAAGAACGGATTCTTTGAGCTCGATTGGAATAATCAGTTTATTGAAGAACTACTCGATGCAGGCTATAGCGGCGAAACTAATGAGCAGATTGTAGATAGTTGGTTTAGAACTATTGCTATGCAAATTTTAGGTGATGAAGGTCTAGAGACTGCAAGAGAAATGGGATACATTAAAGTAGTGCCTATGGACAAGACCAAAAGTGAAGTATCTTAATGATTGACAAAAGCCAGATCTGGTGCTATAATAATACTATAAATTACATAAAGGCAAACTAATGGCAACTTACATTCTAGTAGACACAGCTAACACATTCTTTCGTGCAAGACACGTAGTACGCGGTGACATCGACACTAAGGTCGGTATGGCTCTACATATTACATTAAACAGTATTAAGAAGGCATGGCAAGACTTTAACGGTGATCATGTTGTGATCTGTTTAGAAGGACGTAGCTGGCGCAAAGACTATTACGAGCCTTACAAGCGTAACCGCAAGGTTGCTCGTGATAAGATGACAGTTACTGAGAGTGAAGAAGACACAGCGTTTTGGGAGATCTTTGACGAGTTTAAGAACTTTATGACAGAGAAGACTAACTGTACTGTTATTCAACACAAGCAACTAGAAGCAGATGATCTTATTGCAGGTTGGGTACAATCACATCCTGATGATAAACATGTTATTATTAGTACTGATGGCGACTTTGCACAGCTAATTAGTCCTAATGTAAAACAATACAATGGTGTAAGTAATACTATTATTACACACGAAGGCTACTTTGATGACAAGAAGCTAGCACCTATTATTGATAAGAAGACTAAAGAAGCAAAGCCTGCTCCGCAACCTGACTTTATGTTGTTTGAAAAGTGTATGCGTGGTGATACTAGTGATAATGTGTTTAGTGCGTATCCAGGTGTACGTAAGAAAGGCACTAAGAATAAAGTTGGCCTTATTGAAGCATACGATGATAAGAATACAAAAGGCTTTAACTGGAATAACATGATGCTACAACGTTGGACCGATCATGAAGGTGTAGAGCATCGTGTACTTGATGACTACAATCGTAACGTAGTACTATGTGACTTGACTGCACAGCCTACAGACATTAGAGAGATCATTGACACAACTATTGCAGATGTCGAACCTAAAGAAATTACACAAGTAGGCATGCGCCTTATGAAGTTTTGTGCTAAGTGGGACATGCAACGAGTTGCTGACCAGGCACAATATTATGCACCATCATTACAAGCGAGGTACCCTAAATGAACGCAAAAGAAATATTAAAGAACAAATTTTGGATAGTTGAAAATAATGGCCTTAAATTTGGCACCATTAGTTTAAACGATGAACAATATATCCTAAGTACCCCGTCAGGTACGCAAATGTATCATACTGAAAAAGAACTTACTAGCGCACTTGATAAGAAAATAAGCTGGACTGAGTTAGACATTACTGAAACAGTTGCGAAAGAAATACACGGTTATCCGACTAACAGTACACCATACAATCCAATGTTTGATGTAAAGCAAAAGCTTCCGCTATTTACTAAGAGTGATAAAAGTAAAAGCTTGTATTGTGCAGGTTACTATATTATTCAGTTTGACAAAGGCTGGGTTAAGAGCTTCTGTCCTAAACTTATTACGGTCGAACGTTACACAACTAAAGGTCCATTTAAGACTGAAATAGAAATGCGTCAGGAACTGAGCCGTGTCAACTCAAAATAATATACTATTTGTTGGCGATAGCCATAGTCATGGCTACGCATCAAAAGCTACAGACTCTCCAACTAAATGGACTGTATCAAAGTGGGGCGATAATAATTATGCAGAATACTATTCAAGAAATATAGAAGAGTCGCAATGTTATGTTTATTCGTCGCCCGGTGCTTGCAATCAAATATATCCTAGATGGATTCGTGACATGCTTAACAAGCATAATGACATCTCAGCAGTTGTGTTACAAACGACTCATTGGGATAGGTGGCAACTAGCGTTTTCTAAAAACTTCGGGTTTGACGAACTTGCTCCAGATCATTTTACACAACTTCACTTTCAAGACGAAAGTGTTGTACTATATGAAGATTACTTTACTCAAAACTATGAAAATGTAGAATGGTTTGACAAAGTTAAGTTTCACCAGCCGCATGGTTCTAAGGCTGATTTGTGGCCGTGGCATTATAAAGACAATGTATGGCCAGGAGATGAGAAACCGTACTTTAATACAAAGTTTCATCATGAGGTAGTAACACACCTTACACATGAGCAGTATAGTAAGGATATTGCTCTTATTGATGCAATGTGTGCAGAAAAAGATATACCTTGTTACATATGGAGAATAATTGATGGTGTAGAAATGCCCGACAACTTTAATCATTATAGGAACTTAACACAGACACATGTAATGCATACACCAGCTAATATATGGATTAAAGAAAATCTAAATTTAGATATAGAAACTATGAAGGCTGATAAAGTTCATTACAATGACGAAGCACACAAATTAATCGCAAAACACTTTATACCGGAGTTACTTAAATGTCCACCACTGAACCCTTAAACACTGCACCTATTCAAATGTATTTACAGCAAGTTAAGTCTGCTGATTTATCAAATGCTAAGGAAATTAAAATTCCTATTGCACAAGCAAAAGTCCTTGCTTATACCTTAGGTATAGTTATGGCACGGTTGAACGGAGACCTTGAGCAATTAATTGCCAGGCAGAATAGCGGCGTTGACGATGTAATTCAAATTAACATGGATGGTGGTAGTAAGTGGTAAACTTGCTCTAAAAAAAGATAAATATATGCGTAGTTAATTAAAGGAAATTACGTATATGTCAAGACCAAAGCCAACAGTACTAAAAGAGTTCGTAGATAAGAAGACCTATAAGACAGAACAAGTATTACAGTCTGATGCAATTTGGGCAGTGTTTTATCAAAGTCAACCGTTTAATCTTAAAAGTGCTAACCTGCTAACAAGCTATCCGGGACCTAAGTATAAGAAGACTAGTTTTTCAAACCCAGGGCATGCACTTAATCTAGCAAAAAAATTAAATAATTTATTCGATAGCGATGAGTTTACTGTAATAAAACTTACTGCTGGTGAAACAGTAACCGAATGAACTGGAAAGAAACGTATACTAAAATATTTCTTAAACAAGCTGGCAAAAGCACAGGCGAGCTTGCTATTAAAGAATATATGCCTATTTGGTGGAAGAACACTCGTGTAAAAGACACAGGTGGTCTTCGATTAACCGACGAAGGGTATAGGTTCATTACTGAAGACATTGAACTTACTATATACAAGATACCATATCCAAAGGATTTTGACATTACAACTAATACTATCATATGGATGGACAATTTTATTGATTGTCCGTACTACTTAGATAGACACGGAATCGTTGTAACTAACGAAAAGAAGGCTATGGAATTGAGTCTCTTTAGTGGAGATATACGCAAGTACGGACTGACTAAAGCACTCGGTAGGCACAATAAAACATAATTAAGAGACTTAAAATATGGATTATACTAAAAAAACTAATTGGGATAGTCTAAGTACATTAAAGCGTAAGATAGAAGAAGATAAAACTTCTAACGAAAAAGTAGTGAGCTTTAATGGAATAACACTCGAAACTAATTTGTATAAGTACGAGTTATACGCAGGCGAATTAAGCCGCAACGATATTTTTAAACTGAGAAAATAATATGGCATATTCAGATAAAGTGATGGACCATTACGAAAATCCTCGTAATGTTGGTAAGTGGGAAATAGATGATAGCATTGGAACTGGAATGGTAGGAGCACCAGCATGTGGCGATGTTATGCGATTGCAAATTAAAGTAGAAGATAACATAATTACTGATGCTAAGTTTAAAACATACGGATGCGGTAGTGCTATTGCAAGCAGTAGCTTACTCACCGAATGGGTTAAAGGAATGACATTAGAAGGCGCAAGCGAAATAAAGAACACAGACCTTGCAACCGAACTTGCTCTACCTCCAGTAAAGATACATTGTTCAGTACTAGCAGAAGATGCTATCAAAGCCGCTATTGCAGATTACAAATCTAAGTGATAACAATTACTGATGTTGGTGCAGAACGTGTAACCGGCTTTTTAGAAAATCGCGGCAAAGGTCTAGGACTTAGAGTTAAGGTAAGAACTACTGGTTGCTCGGGGTACGCATATGTACTAGAGTTTGTTGACGACCTCAATGACGATGACACCGTGTTTGACTCAAACGGCATAAAGATTATTGTTGACAACAAGTCACTAGTAATGATTGATGGCACAGAACTAGATTATAAAACAGAAGGACTTAATTCCGGGTTTGCATTTAAGAACCCTTGGGAAGATGCACAATGTGGTTGTGGAGAATCTTTTACGCTTAAAAAGTAAATAAGAGGTTGACACCTTAGTAAAATAGTGTTATTATATATGTATAGTTTAAAGCTAGGCACTGATAACTTAATACAAAAGGGTAATACACACTATGGAAAATACAGCACTACGTACCGTAACGCCAAATAACGCAAAGAAAAGCATTAGACGTGCTTTTAAAAAGAAACGTCCGTTGTTTCTTTGGGGACCTCCAGGCATTGGTAAGTCGGACATTGTTTCACAAATTACAGAAGAGTATAACAACTCACTGTTAATTGATATTCGTTTATCATTATGGGATCCTACAGATATTAAAGGCATTCCGTATTTTGATCCTACTATTGGTAAGATGGTGTGGGGTGCACCTGAAGAATTACCAGATGAAGAATTAGCATCACAGTACGATACTATTGTACTATTCTTAGACGAAATGAACTCGGCAGCGCCAAGTGTACAAGCGGCAGCATACCAGTTGATTCTTAACCGTAGAGTAGGCAAATACAAACTACCAGATAATGTTATTATTATGGCAGCTGGTAATAGAGAAGCAGACAAGGGCGTTACATATAGAATGCCTGCTCCGTTAGCTAACCGTTTTGTTCACTTAGAACTTGTACCCAGCTTTGATGACTGGTTTCAATGGGCAATCGACAACAAAGTACACACTGATGTTGTTGGTTATTTAACATTTGCAAAGAAAGACTTATATGACTTTGATCCTAAAAGTCCAAGTCGTTCTTTTGCTACTCCACGTTCATGGTCGTTTGTTTCCGAACTAATTGAAGACAATGACGACGATGAGAATACCACTACTGATTTAGTTAGTGGCGCAGTAGGCGAAGGCCTTGCTGTGAAATTTATGGCTCACCGTAAAGTAGCGTCGACTATGCCTAATCCAACAGAAATATTGGACGGCAAAGTAAAGGAGATGAAGGCAAAAGAAATCAGTGCCATGTATTCCTTAACTGTCTCACTCTGCTACGAACTTAAAGAAGCATCAGACAAAGGTGATAAGAAGTTTGACGACAAAGTAAATAACTTCCTACGCTTTGCAATGGATAACTTCGAAACAGAACTAGTTGTAATGGGCATCAAACTTGCTCTTACACAATATTCACTACCAATCGACCCAGATGAAGTAGAATGTTTTGATGAATTCCATGAGCGATTTGGTAAGTACATTACTGCTGCTCAACAGGCATAGTCATATAGGGCGGACAGTATTAAACTACTGTTCGCCTTTTCTTTGGTTGACACAATGTTAAAGCAATGTTATAATAGTAACATAAACAACAAAGGGTAAGATATTATGAGCGTAGAAGGTACAAAAAACTGGACACCCGATCCAGACATTACTCCAGAAGCACTAGCAGAAATGCGGTTAGATGTACTTGATCGAATTATTATTGCTCGTGTAGGTCTGTTGTTGCGCCATCCATTCTTTGGCAATATGGCTACACGTTTGCAAATTAAAAGTGCAGATGCATGGCTAGGTACTGCCGCAGTAGACGGTCGTAACTTGTACTTTAATACACAGTTCTTTAATAAAATGTCTAACAAAGAAATTGAGTTTGTTATTGCGCATGAAATTTTACACTGTGTATTTGATCACTTAGGTCGTAGACTTGATCGCAATGCAATGATTTATAATATTGCTGCTGATTATATTGTAAACAACTTACTTGTACGAGATCGTATTGGTACAAAGCCTACATTTATTGATTGCTATCAAAACTTTAAATATGACAATTGGTCTAGTGAAGATGTATATGACGACTTATATGAAGACGCTAAGAAGAACGGCGAAGAGTTTTTAAAGCAACTAGGTGAAATGTTAGACGAGCATATTGACTGGGAAGGCGATGATAGTAAGCCAGGTGATAGCGGCGGCCCTGCAAATGGCGGCGGAGATGATCCAACTAGTAAAGAAAGCAGTAGTCAGCCTGTTTATTCTAAAGAAGATTTGAAAAAGATTAAAGACGAGATTAAAGAAAATATGATCTCTGCGGTACAAACATCAGGTGCAGGCAATGTGCCGGGTGAAGTTGCACGTATGTTTAAGGATCTTACAGAACCTAAGATGAACTGGCGTGAACTGCTACGTCAACAAATTCAAAGCACAATTAGAAGTGATTATACATTTGCTCGTCCTTCACGTAAAGGACAAATGAGCGGTGCTATTTTGCCAGGTATGAATGTACAAGACACAATTGATATTTGTATTAGTATTGATATGTCAGGTTCAATTGGTGAAATACAAGGCAGAGACTTCCTAAGTGAAGTTAAAGGTATTATGGACGAGTTTCCAGACTACAATATTAAAATATGGTGCTTTGACACGCAAGTATATAACGAAGAAGACTTTAGTTCGGATAGCGGTACTGACTTAACAGAATACGAACTAATGGGTGGCGGTGGCACAGAGTTTATGTGTAACTGGGAGTATATGAAAGATAATGATATTCAACCTAAGAAGTTCCTTATGTTTACAGACGGATACGCATGGGATAGCTGGGGAGACGAAGACTACTGTGATACAGTGTTTATTATTCACAGCAACCGTGATAAAAATTTAGAAGCGCCGTTTGGCCATACAGCACATTATGAGGAAGCGGCTTGAAGTTAAAAGAACCAAATCCTTTAAACTTTTTTGAAATACGTATGGCAAAATTGCCACCTCCGTATTACGAATACATTCTTATACCTACACGATACAATATGATCTCCAGTATCGAGAAATGGATAGAAGCAAACCTTAAAGGTAGGTTCTACGTAGGTAAAACTGTTGGAGTTAATAACTCAAACACAATCGAAAGCATGACTAAAGTGGGGTTCGAAGATGCAAAAGAACTTTCTTATTTCACTTTGGCATGCCCTTATTTGAAATACAATTAAATATATAGACAACAATAGGAGTATACTATGTCTGAAGAAATTAAAGAAAATACTGTAGAGACTACAGCAGACCCGGCCGAAACAGTAAATGAGGCCCCAGAATTAACCGTTAACGACTTGACTGCAATTAAACAAGTAATTGACGTAGCAAGCCAACGTGGTGCATTTAAACCAAATGAAATGGTTTCTGTCGGAACTATCTATAGTAAATTAGAATTGTTCCTAAACGCAGTACAGGCACAACAACCTAAAGGAGAATAACATGGCAGAGACAAAACATGTAGGTCGAATTGAACAAACTAGAAAGAAATGCGGTGTTGTATATCGTGTTGTTCCTGGTGAAGCGGCTAGTTGTATTGTAGTAATGACTGAGAGTTTAGATGCAGCAGACCATGACTCATTTATTAACTTAATTGATTCAGCTACAGCACAAGACGCTTATGAACTAGGCGAAGCAATGGCAAGAGCACAACTATCTGATGGTAGTAATATGCTTGCACGTTTTCACAAAACTGGGCGCATGCAAAAGGTTGCTAGCAATCTAGTAGAAATGACCCCTAACAATAATGCATCTATTAATTTAGCTGAACTTAATAAAATTATTGCTGAACAAAAAGGTGTTACTATTGCTGATTTAGCCTTAGGTGGAGCAAAGCCTGAAGCAAATCCAGAACTAGCTAATAACGCTAGTGCAGCAGACGCTTATACTAGCGGCACACCTGTACGTGAAATGGGTGCAATGGACGAAGCAGTTGACACTAACGAAGGTGTAATTACTGATGACATGCTTGCTAAAAAGTTCCGCAGTGATGCAGATCGATTAAGCAAAGAAGCAGCAGACTTACGCAGACAGGCTGAAGAGCTAGTTCCAACTAAGAAGGCAGCAACAAAAACAAAAGCCGCGGCGAAGAAAACCGCAGCTAGTGCCTAAAAAAAAGAAGCTTCCAGCTGCTGTTATTGATACGTGGCCTGAGATTTTTGGTGATTTAAGCGTTGATGTTGTGCCGATAGAATATTTGCACAGTATCAACGTAAAGTTCAATGACGGAAAGATCTGGGAGATCGATGTTAAGAAGTCTCGCCAAAAGCCAAATGTAAACATAGAAACTGCATTAGAAGAATTATTTGCACATTACGAAGATTCAATCGATTCTATTAACTTTCGATTAGACACTGAAAAAGTTAAATACGATATTAAGAAGCGTACTGCACAATTTATGAAAAAGCGGAAATAGTCTTTTTGCTCAAAGGCATAAATACATATAATGAAGAACATGATAACATCCAGGAGTTTCTAAATGGCTTTACAAGTTAGACGCGGCACAAATGCAGAACGATTAGGCATTACACCTTTAGCAGGTGAGTTAATATACGTTACAGATACTAAGCAACTGTACATAGGCGATGGCACCACAGCAGGTGGTACTACTTCTATTGCTGGTACTATCGACGCATTACTAGCTGACACTTCGCCGCAACTAGGTGGTGAGCTAGACTTAAACGGTAACAATATTACTGGTACTGGTAATATTAATATTACTGGAACAATTAGTGCTAGTGGCAACATTAACTTAGGTGATGGTGCTGGTAGTGATATACTTGTTATAGGCGGAGCAATACAAGGTAACCTCGAACCTAATACTGATATTGCTTGGAATTTAGGATCATTTAACAAACAATTTAAAGAAGCATGGGTTAGCCAACTTAATGTAGAAAACCAACTTACTGCTGGAAGAATCATGGGCGATATTATCGCAGACGATTCTACTGTAGTATTTGATTCGTCAACTGGACTTGTTGCTTCTGCACAACTTACTGGCACTTTGCCAGCAGGAGTTATTCCTGCTGCGATGTCATCTAACATAACTGGTAACATAACTGGTAACTTAACTGGTAACGCTGACGGTGCGCACACAGGAACACTAGACGGTGATGTAAGCGGTAGTGTGTTTGGTGATGATAGTACTTTACTAGTAGATGGTGTTAATAGTACAATTACAGGTACAGTTACAGGTGCACTAGACACAACTGGATTAACTATAAATCAAATATATGCCGACAATACACGTACAGACGTTTTACAAATTAAAAAATATTCAGGAACTAAAGATGCTCCATCTGAACCTGGAAACTTTGCTAGAGCTGGTTTAGGATTTTCTTCATGGGACTCTAGTACAAGCGATTATATAAATGAAGCAGTTATATTTTCATATCACCAAACAGCAGGTGGTGGCTATCTTGGACTAAGTCCAGTATCAACTGATTATACAACATTCTTTGATACTGCATTGGAATTAGACGGCAATGCACAAAAAATGACTGTTGCTGCAAAAAAAGGATCAACATTTGACGGTCCAATTTCTCCTGCTGTGTATGCTGATAACACTGCACGTGATACAGCTATTCCTACTCCAACAGCAGGTATGATGGTGTTTAACACAACAGGTACTAAATTCCAAGGGTACACTGGTAGTGCTTGGGTAGACTTAAACTAATTGATGGTTGACTTAATCTAAATTTATGCTATACTAGTAGTATAGCTCAGCAATCTTAGCTGCGACAATAATACAGGTTAACTTAATGAATATCATCTTTTTAGCACATAGAAGAAGCTTAAATAAAACTGAAGGCTTAATCAATGCCTATAAAGACTGTCATCTAACATTAGTATCAGATGCCGGTGATCTAGGTGACAAGTTTACTTTCTTAAAGCATTTAGATGAAGTATGTCTTGTTAAAGGATTTGACCTTGTAAATATTACAAGAAAAATAAAAAAGTGTGATAAGATTATTTGCGTTAGTGAAAACTTATTACCTATACAAAGTCAATTAGAAAGCTATTACGGTATTAAAAATTTATCTCCGTACGCAGCAGAGATTCTTAGTAACAAGCAAACATTTGATAATTTTTGTCGCAGTATCGGGTTAGGTAACTTTGTTCCTAAAAGTATAACACCAACATTCCACAGTCAATTAGAAATTTTTAATAACAATGAAATATTTACCAAGCCAGATATAGGCACAGGTAGTAATGTATTCATTCCAGACTCTAATCAAAATCAACCTAAAATTGAATATCGTAGATGGAACAACAAGCATCACTTTATGAAATACCTTAATGATAAAGATTTTCATAATGACTTTTTTGGAATTAATAAGACAGGTATTCAAAATCACAGATTTAATTATCGTCCATGTAAAATAATGGTACAAGAATATCACTGGAGTGAAGAACCTAGCATTGCTCCTATTGGATATATAAAAGACGGCAAAGTAAATATCTTAACGTATTTAAAAATTAGTAAAACTAAGTTTGGCGATATGCCTGATGCATCTAAAAATCCTATTGAGCTTCATTCTCAAAGCAAAGCTACTGATATTGCGAAAAATCTTGCGGTGTGGACAGTGCCGAAAGAGCAAGTTAATCCAGATGTACATAAAAATATCGTATACTTTTTACAAACTATAATTGATAAATTAAATGTCAAGGATTTGTTTTATGCTGGTCCTGATTTTCATATCTCGCAAGGGAAACTAATTGCGATTGACTTTAATGCCAGAGTCGGACAGATGATGAATATTTTAGATAGTGTCGAAGGCAATAATATTTTTACAAATATAAAAGATAATATTAATCCTGTAATTGAGAGTCAAATGCTTTGGGGTGCTTCGATACTTAAACCTGGAACAATTAAATCAGTTAGTAGTATAGAGCATCTAAAAAATAATCTTAACTACCTTAATACTGAGTTGGAGTCAGGTGTTGATATTCCTGAATTTCAAAACTTACAAAACAAACAGTTTAATATAAATTTAAATGTATCCGGAACAAATGAGCAAGAGCTGTTCAACAATTATAAGCATGTTAATCAGCTCTTGCAAGATTGTATTACTTA